GCTTACGTGTGACCTTAGTGGTCAGGATAGGGTTACCGGCTTCTTCCTCTTTAGCCTTAGTAGGCTTCTTAGCAGTCTCTCCTGTGATAAGTTTTGTTAGCTTAGCCCATGTAGGGTTCTTAATCTTATTAGGAATTTCAATTCCCGGCTTACGTGTGACCTTAGTGGTCAGGATAGGGTTACCTGCTACTTGAGCAATGTAGACTTCCTCAATGGACTTCTTACCATTTTCAAAGGTCTTCTTGTTTTCCTTCTGTGTATGAGCTACAATCCGTGCAGAAGCCTGCAAGTATGAGCGTACAGCTGGAGATACATTAGGACAGATTACCCGTGGTACATCTTCCCCTTCGTCTTCCTCAACGTTAATACTCATTTCCTGTGCTAGGACAAGAACGTTTTTACCGTCATAGCTAAAACCGACCAGCTGGTCAACAAGCCCTTTAAGCAGTGGAGAGGCTTCTCCATAGTGCTGGATTTGCATTTTATCCACTTTGTACTTTTCCATGATATGCTTGTAACACAACTCTTGGACGTTTGTAAAGTGGTCAACAGCAATGCTTTCGTAGTCACCTGTCTTAGCGATTGCAAACGCTTCTAGGACATCTTCCCAGTTGTAGCACTCAGCTACATCAACGCTATCAGTAGGGCTCACAGAAGCCAATCCACGGTCAGTATCAATGATAAGAGTCTTACCGGGAAGAGAGTTAATCACACTTGTTTTGCCTGACCCTGACTTTCCGAAAAGTACGGTCATTTGGTGTAGGCGCACCTTAGACAATGATTTAAGTTTCATTGCAATATCTCCTTTTTGTTTAGTTCTAATATAGTGTATCACAGGGATTGGAGTAAGTCAATACCTTTTTGCTAAATTTTTACAAAAAATTCATCATTTTTTACATAAAATTGTAAAATGGTACTTGAACCATATTCTCTTAGGTTACTTCTTCCCCAATCATAGTTAATGTGTCCTGTGTTATTAATGATAAATTCAGGCGTGTATCCGTCTTTCTTATAGACATATACCTTATTACGCCCTTTGTTATACCTGTAGAAAGCCCTGAGGGTGAGCCTGCTTCCTTGAGCCATTTCTGGGTCACGGAACTTCACCCATGGCAACTTCTTATTTACCCGTCGAGCCATATCCACCTCTATTCTCATTACCTAAATGTTTTACTGGTAAGAAAATGAGGTCAGGCTGATTTCTAAAGATACGGAACTGACACACACGCTGACCTGCTTCAAGCTTTCCGTTCCGTGTGGCATAGAACATAGCTCCCCAAGTATCATCATCACCGTTGTAGTCATTGTCAATGATACCCACAGAGTTAGTCAATAACAGCCCTGTGTTCTTAAAAGTACTTGAGCGTGGATATACATGGGCTTCAAAGCCTACAGGGAGCTCCATTGCTACCCCAAAATCAACCTTGACAGTATCTCCTGCCTTGTACTCAATATCCTGAGGTACATACATATCTACACAGTCTCCATTGACTGCCTGTGTCCCAAAGGAGTATTTTGTGTCCTTATATCGCACACGAATTAGAGACTCCTTAGGATAGCCACTGTACTTACCGATGTCACAGAAGAACATCAACAGCATTATGAGGAACATTACTCCGATAATGATGTATTCCATTACTGACCTCCGTTGTTATCCACGTACTTAGCCTTCAAGGAAGCAATCAGCTCATCTAGGCTTTTGTTCACCTTGTTATTAGCCTCAAGGGCTTCATCAAGCTTCTTGCCGTAGTTTTCAGTAGCTTTTGTAATCTTAGTCACACGGGCTTCTGTGTCTTTCTTTAGTTCAGTGAACTTAGCCTCAATGCTCTGTGTGTACAGGAGTGAAAATCCAAGGGCAATTACCAAAGCAATGTTAATAATAGTGTTAATGTTTTTCTTAATGAATGTCATACTCATCTCCAATCAATTTATTAATAAGGGTAATCATGTTATCAATACCCAATAGGTAACTTTCTGCCTCAGTTGTGAGCACAGAATTAGCAATAATCAAATACTGAGGATAGGTCATAGCCTTATACTCCTCAAACTCAGGGAATTTTGCACAAGACACAGAGTAATATACTCTATCAGCCTCTTCCCTAGCTTTGTGCAGGAACACAAGAGCTTTCTCAAGGTCATGTTTCCCATTCTTGTCTTTATAGCGCCATACATATTTCACAGCTGAGGCAATAAGGGGGTTTAGTCCATAATGTAGCCAGAAGTCCCAGCACTCCATTTTATTGCCTTCCTGTGTATAACGCTGAGGATTTCTAATTTCCTCCATCTTTAGCCTCCTGAACCACTGAACGAAGCTCTAGGTCTTCTTCCTGCTGGTCTTTTCTTCCTTCAAAGTAAGCCTTCTGTGCCAAATCAACACTAGCGTCTTTTGTGATATAGCTCTGTTCAACCTCTTCAATAGGCATTGTGTGTTCTTGAATATGGTATGAGTAAGCTAGTGCCCCGATTATAAAGCCTAGGGCTACGGCAAACAAGTATTTCCACATATTATTCCTCCTGACATCTATTTTAGCGTTTACAGGGATTGTTATATTAATGCCCATAAAATTCCGATTATCAACACGATTATGGCTATACAGAACGTAATTGCTAGGATTATTAAAATAGCTAATAATACCCTTTCAAAGAAGTATTCCATGTAAACCTCCTTTAACTACTCTGACCAAATACTTACTACAAGATATACGATATCTATTACACAGAAACAGCCCGCAAGTATTTGTAATACAAAACTTAATGTTGCACACATATCAGTCCCTCAATAAAATTCCAATAACTCCTAGTGAAAATACAGTAAGACCTAATCCTACAAAGAGTAGCTGTAGCGGTGTCTTCACATAAATAAGTAGAAGTAGCACTCCTGAGCCTACTATAAGTGTACAAGCTAAGATTAACAATACTCCCATGATACCTGTAAGAAGTTCTCTCCACATATCACTCTTCCTCCAAGAAGTTCTCAACTACAAAGGTATCAAAGCCCTCTGTGACAATTCCTTGCCATACCTTGAATAGTTCATCATAGATGTCAGGCATGTAGTCCCCATACTTATACATTTTGAACTCAGGATTTTGCTCAATCATTCGTACCAGCATACAAAACTGTTCAAAGAACTCATCACACAGAGCCTCACGGTAAGGCATATCAATAGCAAGGTACTTGTAGGCTCTACCTACCAGCTTCTCCTTAGGATTGATACACTCAAACACAAAGTTTCGTACATTGTAGCCTAGCTTAGTCATTACATACATATACATGTTAGCCTGTAATGATAATACCATTTTATCCTGAGCTGGCTTAGTGCTGTATGTCTTATAATCAACCAAGGTCACAGAGCCGTCTTCATTAGTCCGAACTGCGTCTACATAGCCAATAAACCCTACCTCTGTGCCAAGACCGACTTCCTCTGAAATATCAAGAGTAATCTCTTTTTCAACCTCAGTAGTCTTGAATAGCCCTTCAAATCCGAAGTGTTCAAAGTAGCGCTCAGAGGCTCTAATTCCTCCATCAATACTTTCCTGTGCAAAGTCTACAACAGAGGCTTGCTTTAGTGCTTCCTTGCTATCTGTGCCTGTAGCTACAAGCTCCATGACACGGTGCATGACTGTTCCTCTATCCATATACACAGTGTTGATTTTGCCTTCTTTCGGCTTATATTTTGCAATATACTTACACCAGTGCTTCCATGGATTTTCTAGGTAAGTGTTTACCCGTGAAATACTATATCTGTTCATGATACTCCTTTATCATAATATACTGCGGATAGGCTATCCAATATTGAAGACCTTTTCATAGTACGTGGTTTGAACACAGACATGCTATAGGGGTCTTCCTCTGAGTTTACGAAGCCTATCTTAAACTTATCCCTGTCAATCACAAAGGAATTTCTCATAAACTCAGGCTTTTCTAACATTTCCTCAAATGAGTCAGGCATAGGGCCTTTAAATCTTACTAATTTATAATAGTCCTCTTCCATAATCTCATATAGGAACTCCTTGTGCTCATCATCAAGCTCCACTACTTTATACCCAACACCATAGCTCTCAAGAGTCTTCTTAAACTCTCTCACCTGTGCTAGTACATTTATTCGTGTATTCTTTGTTGATAAGTAGTAGGGGTTTGTTACAATCTCAACTACCAATTAACTCCTCCTGTGTTACAATCAGCATGATTACATGGTTTCTTGTAGTAACCTTTTTCACAGGGATAGTCTTGTCAAGTAACTTAAACTCCTTTGTGTGCTGTGTTGTAAAGCCATCAAAGCGGTAACAGTAAGGCACTATAGTATCATCATTCCGATAGTAGGCAATCTCACACTGAGCATAAGGACTCATTAAATCAAGAATATCTCCTATTGCCATTGCTACTTTCCTTCCTGTTCTAGCTGGTCTGTAAGACAAGCTGAGCATGGTGTCACAGGGAAGCCTAGGAACATTGCCAGCACCTTATTCATTGCTCGTGATTGCTCAATAAAGCCATACTTAGCTTTAAGGTTAGCTAGGTCTACCTGCCATACCTCAAAGGAGGTAATAACTGCTGTGAACATGTGCTTTAGAAGACACCACATATCAGGGTTACCTTCCTCATTAGCCTGCTCCTTCAATAGCTTCATTGCCTTACGTCGGTTTTCTGTGGTTTCCTTCAAGAGTAGCTCAGTCTCTCTTAGAGCCTCATCTACTTTCATAATCTCATCTTGGTCTTCTTTAGCGTTATCCGCATACCAGAATGAAAGCTTATCCTCATATTTCCTTACAAGGATATTCATGTGGTACTCAGAGGCACAGAGGTTCATGATATTTGTAATCAGGTCTTCTGTGATACCTACTGAGCTATCTTTGTTTACTGTCATTTAAGTCCAAGCTCCTTCATAAAGTTTTCTACATCTTCATCATCTTTTTCAAAGTCTTCTTCATCTGACTCGATTACATCAACATCTTTCACAGGAGCTTCTACACCGAACAGCTCTTTCTGTAGCATTTCTTTGTATTCTGAGAGCTTGCGCTCATATTCCTGTGCATTAGGTGTGACACGCTCTGAGTATTCACGTAAAGCGTCAGCGATTACCTCATTACGCTTAATCCCTAAATACCCTGAGAT